TTCTCCTTGTCTAGCATAACCAGAAGCAGAAGCTAATTCTTCTAAATCTAAACCGTCTTGTTTAGCATCATCTAATGCTGTTTGAAAAGCTTTTTTTAAATCACCAACACCTTCTGTAACTTTTACTAAACTATTTAAAACATAATCACCTTCACGTAATTCCATAGGAACAGTATCAGGTGTAGCTCCATTAGCTTCTCTTGGTTGTTGTTGTTCTGGTGGTACTACAACTTCTCCTGGTATTGGTTCTTGTTCTGCTCCAGTAGCTGCTCTTAATTGTTCTTCAGTTACTCCACCAGTTTGCATTTGTAGTATACCCATAGAGTTTTGTTTTACAGGTCCACCGTTTTGTAAACTTCCTACAAGTTCTTGTATAGAATACATATCACCTTGTATTTTTACTTGTTCATTATCAAAAGGTGTTTTGTCAATGTTTCGTACCATAAACTTTTTAACTTGCATAGGTAAGTTTTCAGTAATTGTTCTTTCTAATTTCATATATGCTTGTCTATTGGAAGCATTGTTAAAATCTACTCTTGATATAGCACCTGCTGTATCAATCAAAAGAGAAACAAGTTCTGCTGGTCTAAGCATGAGCAACATCTTTCTTTGCAATAAATTTACATATATGTTTTCCAACTATAAACATTGCAGCACCTAAATATGTTTTTGATGGATAACCCATTTGATAAGCAATATGTTTAACAACTGGTTTAGCAATAATTTTTATTATATGTGAAGCAACAATGGATCTTTGCATCAGAGAAACTAAAGGCAAAGCCCATTGATGATAACCATTAATTATATCAGGATCAACTTTTCTTAAATGTCTTCCAAACTCTTCATCAAGTTCAAAAATTTCTTTTTCTAATAAACCTTGACGATAAAGTTCAGCACATATAACTTTTGGTGCATCTGGTGCTTCTGGTGTAGGAGCTTGACTCATGCTAATATTTGTTGTTACAGTTGGATTTTTTGCAAGTGTTTCTACTTCAGCTTGTGTAAATCCACTTTCAACTGCATTACTAATAAAACTTCTACCTTCTTGTGCGTTAGTAAAAGAACCTGAATTTATTCCTTCTGCTACTATATTACTTTCATCTAGTTGAGATACTCCTGAACTATAATGTGCCATGCTTGTAAAAGCACCACTACCACCTGTTGCATATAAACCATCTGAACCTGTTTTAGCACCACCTGCATAAGTTGGATCATTACTAAATAATTCACTTCCTACAATTCCTGCATTTGTAGCAGCAACTGTTGTTCTTGTTTGTGCTCTATCTGCTGCAAAAGGATCTGTTGTTGGGGTAGTAAAAGCTCCAAATTGTCCACCTGGACTAGTAGGTAAAGCTCCAGTTTGTGTAATAGGTGTTGGTATTCCGCTAGGTGTTGGTATTCCGCTAGGTGCTCCACCTGCTGAACTCATTGGTGGTAATACTCCGCTTGGCTGTGTAAATGAAGGAGCTGTAGGTACGTTAAGTGTGCCTTCTTTACTTGCACTTCTAACACTTTTTATACCAGCAGAAGCTATAGCACCAGCAGCAAAAGGTGCTCCTCCTGTAAGGGCAGCTAAACCAATACCTAATCCAGCTTTAGGACCAACTAATCCTTTCATAAAAGTTTGAAAGATTCCATCTTCACCTAAAAATTCTGTAAAGCGTGGATCATTAGGATCATATCCAACAAGCGTTTGTTGAAATGCTGGTGAAGAGGAGAGAACTTGATCTCTACTCATACCAGCTTTTGCTCCACCTGCAATAGCAGCATCTATATCTATAGGACCACCAGCAATAGTTGGATCTATATCTGCTTGTGCTTGTTCTGTTTGTCGTTTAGCATCTAGTCTTCTTACTTCGTCTTGAGAAATAGGTTGTATTGTTGCTCCTGAACCAGTATCAATAGGATCTTGTCCTGGTAAACCAATAGTAGGTGATGTATCTCCAGTTCTTGTAGGAACAAAACCAGGTGTAAATTGCTGTCTAGGTGTTGCTTGACCTGCTTGTGTAGCAAATGGACCTAGAAAAGTTCCTCCACCTGTTTGCATTTTCTTTTTTGGCATAATATTTTTAAGAGACATTTTTCATTACTTCATTAATTGATTTCTTCAGGGTTAGGAGTTGTTGCAGCAAAGCTAGTTTCCCCTGCCATTGGCGTAGTGCCTGTTCCGATTGTTCCGTTGCCAGAGCCTGTAGCATCCATTGGGTCTGCTCCTGAAGGAACTCCTCCGTTGCCTTCCATGCTTCCTCGTTGTTCACCCACATCTGGGCTTTCAGGGCTGTTTGCTTGTTGATTAACATTGAGGCTCCTTAATATTTCTGCATAGACAGCAGCTTCATCAGGATCATTAACTAATTCAGCAGGGTCCATGTCTTGTGAGATTGCAAGTTCTTTAATTAAATTCTGTATCTTCATAAATGGTGCTAACATTGGATTAGAAATAGTTTGTAACAACATTGTTAATCGTTGACTACGTACTTCTTTCATCATAACAGAAACAGTACCTTTAGGTTTGATTTCTAAATCACCATCAAAGGTTTCTGCTTTTTCATTGAATTGCATATTCCATTGAAAAAATGCTTCACCTAAAGGACGTAATAAACTATCATCAATATTTTTGATTACTGTTTTAATGCCAAGACCAGCAGATCCTAATAGCATAGATAATCCAGCAGCCGTTCTTCCTGTACCAGTTACTCCTGTTTGTCCATGTACAACAGAAGGAATACCTGTTTCTTCATCAGCAAGTTGTCTTGCTTTGTCATACATTTGCATATTTTCACCAGCCGTACTTGGAAACTTTAATCCATTAATAGCTGTACCTGTTACACCAGACTGTCTTCTAAATACTTTACCAGGATAAATATCATAGCTTTGTCCTGGAACTAATGATGCTTCATCTACATCAAATACTAAATTACCTGCAAGAGCTAAGTTATCAATAGCCATTCTCATATGACCGTTCATTAACAACTGTGCATCTTCCATGTTCTCTGCAACACCAATACCAAATACTTGATAAGGATTTTTCTCATAAGGAAAAATATGATACGGTATACGTTCTGGAACAAATGGATTTAATACAACACGTAGCACTTCACTACCACACACCCAAGCATTAATTTGAACAGATCCTATTTCATCTGCTCCATAAGGAATATTAACATTATATTCTCTTGCTGTTTTAGCATCTAATGTTCCCCAGTATTCTAATACTTCATAACGATTTTCATTATAGGTAGGATCATTTTCAGAATATATTGTGTGTTCAAAATAGCGTTCTTCATACGCAGAAGGTCTTTGTAGTATTCTATTGATTGCTGCAATATCGAATAGTGGTAAATCTTTTAATGCACGAAACTGATCTCTATTCAATCGGTGACGTTCAATAACATATTCACAATCATCTATATCTACAGCACTAGGATCAGGATAAAAATTCCAGCAAGATACATGAGAGATACGTGGAACCATTTTTTCATATGGTGCATATACACGTTCTCCATCTAGGTTCTCCCACTTATGTACTTTTTTGAAAAAGTTAAATGGACCTTTAGTTACACCAGTACCTAACAAGGCTTGTTCAAATAATGATCTACGAATTTCTTTTATTGCTGAAGTGTCAAGCAACTGATCGTGAACAATCTTGTTAAGTCTTCTGGCTGCAATTTGTGCTGGTTTTAAATCTGGCTCACCAAATTTACTGAACCCTTTCTTTAAAGGAGCACCTTCTAATTCTTTTGCTAAACCACCTAGTTGTGGTTCACCTGCTTCTGTTGCTCCTGGTTCAAGTGTTCTTCCATCCCCCTCATAACCATAAGGATCGAGATCTTGACCACCTCCCATCTGTTTTGAAACAGCGTCAAGATGGACAGCTTCTTCTATTCCATCAGGATCAGGTGTAGGTTCAATGACTAACGGAAATTCTCCCCTACCAAATAAAATATCAGAGATTTGTCCATAAGCTGCAAGGACTTTTACCTTTGTTATTTTAACAGTAACTTTAGATCTTTCTGATTCTCTATAGGTTTCCGATTCTGAAGACAGACCTCTATAGTTCTCATAGGATTTCAACCAGCGTTCTTCATCTGATCGCCTTCCTTCTTCAGCAGAAACAAATTTTTGACGGATGTAACCTGACAGTCCTGGTAATGCAGAACCAGGAACTACAGCAGGAACATCTTCTAAATCATCAGAATCTATAAAAGACATACGATACTAACCGTATATTCTATCGTCATCTGCAAGGGCATCAAAATTCGGTGACATATGTTTGCTACCTGGTTCTGTTGGAGCAACTAAAGTATTAGTAAAGTTTGCTTCATTGCCAGTTCCAGGAGCTATTTCTAAAGCTTCTCTTGGTGCTGGTCCATCAGGTGTTTCATTCATTGCACCCTGTTTAATACTTGAAGTATCAAATGGTTTTTGACCGTACATGGTAATCTCCTTAATATCCAAAAATAGGGTTGATCGGTTCTGGTTGCTTCTGATGTGTTGTCCATCCATTGTATAAACGACTTGGACTTTCAACTTGCCTAGTCATACACATATAACGTAGTGCATCATAAGCATGGTCAGAAGCTTTGGTATCGACATCCTCACTATTCGTTTTGCTCAAAGGCAGGGATGTCATCTCTCTAATTAAATTGGTACACGAACTAAATATACGTAACTTTGATCCAGCTTCAGGATCGACTCGTAATCGTTTATGTATCTCTAGTTTTCCTCGTATTCTGTTTTTATCTGCTGGAATAAATCGACAACCACTTTTGTTAATTAGTTCTGCTATCGTCATTCCACTTCCTGTTCTATTCCAACAGGCTCCATCAAGTACAGAGATTATTGGAGCAGGATCTTCTGCTTCTAATTCTTTTATTCGTCTTCCTAGCTCATCACCGTTCTGTCGTTTGATGTAAAGCTCTCTATAAATCCAAAGATTATCGTCTTGGTCTAATGCTCCCCAAAGGACACAGGATGGACTTGTGAACCCATAATCTGCTGCCCTGACTCTGTACCATCCTCTCGGTAACTCAAATGGATCTGTAACATGATGTAAACGATTAAACTCACTAAAGGCTGCACCTTCCGCAATATCCCAGTCGCCATCTAGTAATCGTTTCCTTTCAACTTCAGGTAGTGATAAAAGCATCATCTCATATTCACCACTATGCAGTAAATACGGATTGTCTGTTAATTTAGCAGGAATAAACTTTCGTGTAAATAACGGTTCATTCGGTTTCGTTGTGTGACTACTAGGATAACGTAAAACTTTTGTTGTACTAATATCTGTAGCCCAAAATGGTTTGTTCTGTGGTGCAGGATCTATGTAGGTTTTCTTTACCCAATCATGTCCAGGACCACCAGGGTTAGCTGTTGCTCTCATATATGTTTTTATCTTAGGATTTGTTGTACGTAATCGAGAACGTAAGTAATCCCAAACATAAGGACTAGGGTAATGGGTTATTTCATCAACACCAATCCATGTAAAAGACTGACCTTGATACCTGCTAACGTCTGTATCTCTATCCAGATACGAAAAAAGAGCAGTTGCTCCAGAAGGAAAGTGCCATGTACTCTTCGCTTCTTTAAATACTGCTCCTTTAAATGCTATGGGATAAAATTGTTTGCTTTTTTCTATTAGTTCTGTTAGTTCAGCTAATGTACGTCTTAGTAATAATGCCCTATGATCGGCTATGTGTGCAAATCGTAAGAGATCTGCTAGTAGTGCGTAGGATTTTCCTCCACCTGCTGCACCTCCGTACAAGACATCACTCTCTGGTGACGCTAAAAATTCTGTTTGTGGTCCAGGATTAGGCTTAAATGCTACTTCGTTCTGTTCTATCTGTTCTTTTAACTGCTTGGGTGCAATTTGTACTAGATCTTCTGTTAATACTTGTTTCTTCTTAACAGCAGACTGTAATTGTCCTAGCTTTGCGACTTTCTTTCTAGCAGTTGAAAGTTTATTGCGTAATTCTTGTGGACCTAATGGTTTTCTTCTACGATTGTAAGAGTGTTTCGGAGCATTGGGATCTTTCTTAGGTCTACCACGCTTCCGTTTAACTGGTTCTTCCGTCTGGGTCATAAATATGTTCTTCCTCATGTTGTGTTTTTTGTGGTAATATCACAACTGCGTGAAGGTTTTTCGACTCCACAGACATCTCTTGCTTCTTTGTTACTCCTGCTCTGTCTAATATATCTTGAGCAGCTTTGAAACGTAACTCTGTTCTACCTAATGGCTCTCCTTCGTCATGGATAGCTGTCATAGAATCAACAATTTGTTTCACAGCCTTTGGTGATGTGGCTGCAAACTCTAGTTTCGCCCTTTCAACAATCTCATCTCGCATAGATGTAATGAGCCATTCATAAGAATTTTCACTATATCCTGCTTTTAACGTAGATTGCTTACCATTTCCAAAGGTTTCTGGACAATCAACATTAAAATAATGCTTGATAAACAACTCCTGCTTATCTGTTAGTTTCTTTTTCTTTGTTAAGGATTGCATTTTAAATATATATACCTATATTATACCACATTTTCAATAATTTGTCAAGTCTGTTAAAACAAGACAAGACAAAGTATTATTAATAATTATAAAAATGTTGAGAAAATGTTTAAAAGATTCTTTTAAAAGACAATTAAAAGAGGATTATAAGTATGATTATTATAATGATGATTATAATTATTTATTTTAAAGCCGTTTTATCTTCTTGCTAACCTTTATATAAATATTATAACATATTTTTAAACACTTGTCAACCCCCAAAGTTTAAAAATTAGAAAAATTTTCTTGAGATTACTATATATATATACCATACCCCCAGTGTCCCATACGTACCCCATGTTCAGAATATTTTTTAATTTTTTTTGTTCTTGGTTTGTTCTTCTGCTTGTGACATTTTTGCAACAGTGTTGCGAATTTGCCACGTCAAGTCTTTTATCAACATTATTGCAATATTTTTTAAATGGTTGCAATAATATTGCGAATGATTATCAATATGTTGTAATAATATTACGTTTTAAAATATTGTGACAATGTTGTGGAAATATTTCTTGACATTTTGGGGCGAGGTTGCCTGTAACATTTTTGCAACATTGTTGCAATATTACAACACTTTAGCAATTATTCTACACTACATTATAATGTGTAGATATTTTTTCAATTATTCTCAATTTTTTCTTGACTATGTTTTAACTAGGCATTAGGATTTATGCATTGATTAACAAAAACAAGGATAAAACAAAATGAAATTATTAACAAAAGAAATAGAGAATAAAATTCCACCA